ATGGAGAACCTCGAACCGCTTGTTCTTGATCGAAGACGGCTAAGCCTCGGCAAATACACCCGCTGGGCAGCCGATCTCTCCGATGAGGAGATGTATGGGCTGCTCTGGCTCCTTGGTGAATTTGGCATCAGAACCAGTGAATACAACCTTGTTGACTCCATCCAGGAAGTCGGCAGGGCAAGAACAGGTTTGCTGGGTGCTCTTGGTTTTGTCCACGGACACCCCGTCAACCAGGAGCAGGCCATGAAAGTCATACGCAATGCTTACAAGACCAGCTCTCTCCCACAAGATCTGAACCAAGCCTCCCATGACTGATCAAGTGACCCATCCGCTGCTTGCCTATCCAGAGGCCGAGCGCGTTGCCTACCTCTCGATCATTGCTGAACTTAGCAACGTTGACAGCAAGCTCGACGAGCAAGAGAGAAAGCATCTGGATGAGCAGCTCAAGGCCTTTGAAATTTCAGATGAAGGCAAAGCCAAGGTCTACGCTGCAGTCTTTCACTTCAAGGAAGAGCACAGATCAGAGGTTCTTGCTTCGCTCCACGCCCTCGATGACAGCGATTTACGTTTCACTCTGATCGCCGATCTTTTTCTGCTTGCATTAAGTAACGGATACATCTCCGTGGAGGAGCTTGAATATGTTCAGGAGATAGGTAGCCAGCTTGGCATCACGAAAGATCAAGTGATGGCCATCAAGGATGTTCAATTCCACCTGTGGCAGTTGAAGTCAACGCCATCCGATTCAGATGCCTTCAAGGCCATGCTTAAGGAATGTGCTAGCAATCTTGCAGCGGCAGGTGTTCCGATTGCCGCAATCGCTGGCTCGGGAAGCGTCTTTGGCCTCAGCGCTGCAGGCATCACCTCTGGTCTGGCCGCCCTAGGCGGTCTGATTGGTGGCGGGATGCTTGCCGGCACCGTCCTTGTTGTGCCTGCCATAGCGGTGGGTTCAGCCTGGGGCGTCAAAAAGCTTGTTGACCTTGTCACCGACAAGAAGTAGCCCCCTTCTGTGTTCTTCTCTTAATGATCCATGTCCAACACACCTGAAGACCTGCCAGTAGCTTCTGCCGCTTCACTTGATACGAGCATGATTCTTGCCAAGGGCCTTGTCGAGAATCTTCCGGCGATTCTATCCTCTTTCAAGGAGGTTTACGCCCTGCGTGCCAAAGAGAGTGCCTTCAAGGCCGCGCTGGAGGCACGTTGCGCCGACATGAAGATCAACAGCCAGAACTTCACGACTCTTGTCCAGAACCTGACCGAGCTCTCCAAAAGTGAATCGGCAGACGAAGAAACGAAGTCAATGTACAGGGAGTTGATCCGCTCGCTATTTGAGCTGTTTACTGCCCGTTCGAAGGAATCGGATTCGTTTTCCAGGTTTCTCAACGGATAGTCTCGATGTGGGGAATCAATCCGTTCACCGTGGGCAAGATTATCGCCGGGGTTGGCGTCTCCAGTGCGCTACTGGGTAGACACGGCTCCCTGAAGCAGTTGACAAGGAAAATCAAGCTTCATGTATCGGAGCAGCATGCGGAAGCGGCAAAGGCGATGGCACGTTCTATCGCCCTTCAAGATCAGTCGCTCTATGAGAGGCTAAAAAAAGAGCTCGAACGCGAGCTTACGCCGGAGGAATACGAACGCGTCTTCGGCGACTCTTGTGATCCACCGTCGCGTTGAACCGTGACCTTAGCAATGCTTCCCCATGACGCGCATTCGTGACAGGTTATCCCGCTGGCCTTGGTGATGGCTTTGTCACGCAAGAAGCCTATTGGCTATCCGGAGATCAGCTTCCTGTCGTTTGACGTTCTGCTCCTACTGGCGAAGCTCCAGCATGAGATGGAGCTTGATTCTGTTGGTCCTGTCTCTTTCAGTCTGCAGACGATGGAGACTTTGGCTTGCGTTCGCTATGAGCATGGGAAGCCGGGTGCGGATATCTTCTTCCACTCGCTGTTCAATTGCCCTGACGTGCCTCAGCCAGTGATTGAACACGTTCTGCGCCATGAGCTCCTGCACCTGAAAATTCCGGCCAGGGAGATCGGTGGCAAGCTGGTCCATCACCCACCTGAGTTCTGGGAGGCTGAACAGGCTCTGGTCCCCTGGAAGTCGGCCTCGTGGGGTTGGATGGTTCTCGCCTTCTGGGAAGTCATCAAGACGGACCACCCGAATGAATGTACTTGGGTCAAGAAGTCTTGGCGGAGGCTCCAGAAATATCCCTACCCGAGCTGGCAGATGATCCTTGACGATCACAAAAGATACTCTGACAAACAGGGTGAGATCCAGGGCTTGATGGAAAGCCTCTAATGAGCCTAAGTCAGGAGTTTCTAGTCATCTTTGCTTGCCACTTGCTTACTCGATCGGGGCCGCACCTTGGCCCCTTTGCGGACATTCTCATTGGCGCTGATCACCTGAAGGTTGCCAGGGTGGTGCTGACCACCCTTTGCGAGAGGAACGATGTGATCCACGTGGTACTGAATGAAGCCCGCCGCTCGATTGAGCCTGTTCCTTTGGTCGTAAATCTGCTGGATCAGCTCCTCTTCTTCGGTGCTTAGCTCCGGCGTTTGCTCGCGCAGACGCTCTTTCCTTCTCTGCAGATAAATCGCGGATTTGTGCCTATCTCCATCATAGACAGCCTCTGGAGGTGGACAGCTCAACCCTGCCAGATCCAAGCGTGCTCGCTCCAGTGTCCAGAGTTCTGAGCGGAGTTGCTTGGAGCACCACTGGTGATAGCGGGTATCTCCGTGGAGATTGATCACATCCCGAAACCGGCTGGCGATGTAAATGAAGTCATCCCCAAGCCGCTCGCCTGTCCAGTGGGTCCAGCAGCGGGCGAGATAGCGATCTTTGCCGCTGACCCAGATGAACAGCGTCGGCAGTTCAAGGGTCTCCTCTCCCTTCGCTGGTCCGCGTCGGGCATACGTGCGATCACCCTGTTTCGTGATCAGTCCGCGGTCGTTCGACTGGATGACGCGGAACTTCAGCTCCATGGCGCCGGGAGCACTCGTCTGCTGTGCCCAGCAGCCTATGGCCCAGAAGCCAGTCGAGCACGGGCCTGCGGCGGGTTCGGTCTCCCCCCACCACTGAAGACCCAGTAAGGGGTCGCGCAGGAATCCTCAGCGTGCGCGGCCGCGCAAGGGCTTCGCAAGCCGGCCCGCCACTGGCGATGAGACGCCGGTGGCACTTGGTTCACGGAGCGCGGTGGCCGGCCCTTGCCGCTGGCCGCGCCTGCGCTTGCGGTCCTGCGCTTGCCCATCCGTGGCTGTTGCTTCACCATTCCGCTCCCCCCGATCAGCCCAAGGAGCTGCTGCTGCCAAGGTCTCCCCTGAGGAGAAGCTGGTGGCCTCCCTGGTCGCCCTGCTGGAGGCCGGTACCACCCCCTGGCGGCGGGAGTGGGATGCCGCCTCGGGGGGCCACCACGTGAATCTGCTCTCCGGCCGCCGTTACCGCGGCGCCAATCCAGCACTGCTCACCCTGGGCCTGCACCTGCGGGGGTCAACCCTGCCTTACTGGTGTGGCTTTGCTGAGGCCAAGGCCCTGGGAATCTTCCCCCGAAAGGGCAGCAAGGCGGTGCATGTGCTGCGGCCCCAGGTGCATCAGGGGGGCGAAGGCCGGCTGGCGGAGTCGGGTTCTGCTGCTGAAGGTGGCCACGGATCCGCTGGCGCCGATGGCCAGCCGTCGGTTCAGGCTGGCCGCAGCTGGGTCAGCTACCGGCCGGTGGCACTCTTCAATGCTGCCGATCTGGAAGGCGAGGCCCTGGAGGCGCTAATCCAGAAGCGCCGCCAGGCCGAAGGGGCCATGCTGCGGTCTGAGCCGGAGCGGCTCGGGGCAGCCGATGCGGTGTTCAGCCGCTGGCCGGTGCCCGTGAGCTTCGCGGGTGATCGGGCCTGCTACCTGCCGGTGCCCGATCGCATCCAGCTCCCGGATCGCACCGCCTTCCACTCGGCTGGGGCCCTCTACGCCACCTGGGCCCATGAGGTGATCCATTCCACCGGCCACAGCTCCCGGTTGGCCCGTGATCTCTCCGGCGGCATGGGCGAAGCAGGCGATGGCAGCCGGGCCTATGCCCGCGAGGAGTTGGTGGCCGAGCTGGGCGCCGTGCTGCTCGGCGATCGCCTCGAGATCGGCAGTGCGATGGCCAATCACGCCGCCTATCTGGGCCACTGGGTGGAGCTGCTCAAAGAGTCGCCGCGGGTGCTGTTGCAAGTGCTGAGTGATGCCCGCAAAGCTGCCGATCTGGTCTGCCCAGAAGCACCTGCGGCGGATGGGGGTTGAGCCTGCTGCTGGTGGGCAGGCCTTGGGCTGTGGCGATCACGCCACCCGGCCTGCCCCGGCTTGCGCACCGCGCAAGGGCTGACGCGAGTCGCTCCGCGACCCTTGCGCGGCGCAGGCGGCGCCGGGGCTCAACGGCGGTGTCGTTCGCCAGCCCAGCCATGGCCGCCACTCCTCTCAGCCGCTCCTGCCCGATCCGCATCATCTCGGTGCATCTCCTTGATGCCGCCGGCCAGCTGCTGCGGGTTCTCTTCCTCGATCGCGAGGGCCACATCAGCGCCGAGCCGCACTATGTGCCCCGCGAGCAGGCCCTGATCCTGGCTGCCAATCAGCAGCGGGTGCTCGGTCCCCAGGCCGAGGTGCGGGTGCTCTGAGCTCCCGGTGCCGAAGGCCTTCCGCCTCCGGCATTCGGGTGTCGCCGCATCTCCCGTGGGCTTGGGCTTCCTGGAGCCATGGACACCTCCCTCTCCAGCGGGGGGCGGACACCGCAGGTTCCTCAGCGAGGCGGCTGACCGCAACGGCCTGACGGTTCGACTGGGCAGTCCCTTGGCTGGGCACCCTGCTGCAACGGCAGTGGGGGGGAGGGGTTGGCCCCCAGGCCGGCGCACACCCACCGCATCCCTCGGCCAGTCCTCACGCCGCGTCAAGGATCGGGCCATGCGCCCCTGCGGGGCGTCCTTGCCACGGCGCTGCGGCCGGCCGGTGGGGGTGGGGTTCTCCGCCGTCCCCAGATGGCTTCCCCTCTTTCCCCCGCCCGCCGCAAGCAGCAGTCCCCAGCTCTCAGCCGTTCTGCCCTGCGTGCCCGCAATGCCCTGGTGCTGGAGCACCTGCCCCTGGCTGATGCCCTGGCTTCCGCCGCCGCCCGGCGCCTCTTCCCGCTGGTGGAGCGGGAGGATCTGATCCAGGTGGCCCGTGAAGCCCTGGTCCGCTCCGCTCCCCGCTGCAGAGCTGGCGAGCCGGCGGCGCCCTATCTGCGCCGCTGCATCACCGGGGCCCTGCAGCACCACCTCCGCGATCGCGTCCGCCTGGTCCGCATCTCCCGCCGCGAGCATGAGAAGGGCACCTGCCCGCTCGGCCACACCAGCCTTGATGCTCCCGCCGCCGGTGAGTCCTCCCTGCTGGAGCAGCTGGCGGCTCCCGCCGCTGAGCCCTCGCTGGAGGCCTCCCTCACCGAGCCGGCGCTGGAGCAGCTGGTGGAGCAGCTGCCGGCAGCCCAGGCCACAGCCCTGCGGCTCACTGTCCTCGAGGGGCTCTCCCTGCGAGCCGCAGCGGCGCAGCTGCAGATCAGCCCGATGGCCGTGCAGCGGGCCCAGAAAAAGGCCCTCGCTGCCCTTCGCCAGCAGCTGGTGGGGGCGGGCTGAGGCCCCCACAGGATTCCTGCCAGGCCCGTGGCAAAAGCCAGAAGACCCGCCACCTTCTGGCTCCATGAACCCCCTGCTGCGGCTGCTCGGAGCGGCCGCGTCAAACGGTCTGCTCACGGGCCAGATCGTCTTCTCGACCGCCTTTGTCGGCGCCTGTGAGCTGCCCAACTGGATCCAGGCGCCCCGCGAAGTGAATGCCTGCCTGGAGCGCTGGATGACGGTGAGCGCCCTGTTCTTCCCCTCCGGCATGCAGACCGCCGTGGCCAACAACCAGCCGGCGCTCGCGCCCGGCCGGCGGGGGGTGTTCCGATGAGCGGCACCATCCCTGCCGGCGACTACGTCGAGCACTTCGATCCAGATCTCCCGCATCACCGGGCCTGGTTGCTGGCGGTGCTGGAGCAGCTGGTGGCCCATGAGCCCCAGGCCCTGGAGGAGGGCGGGGCCCTGCGGCGCCTCTGGACCGCCCGGCAGGCTCCTGCCGTCGAAGGTGGTGAGCCGGCACCGGTTGCCGGCATCCCCGCTGCCGTCGCTGTTGCTCTCCCCCTGGTGAAGGAGTTCGAGGGCTGCCGGCTCACGGCCTACCCCGATCCCGAGACCGGCGCAGAGCCTTGGACGATCGGCTGGGGAAGCACCTGTGATTCGCAGGGGCGGCCATTCAAGGAGGGGGATCGCATCAGCCAGGAGGAGGCCGAGGCCCTGCTGCGCAGCCGGCTTGAGGACGACTGGCGGCGGCTGCGCGACTGCATCCCCATCTACAAGGCGCTGTCTGTGAACCGCCAGGCAGCCCTGCTGTCGTTCACCTACAACTGCGGCCCCCGTTGGTTTGGCGCCCAGGGGTTCGACACCCTCAGCACCGCCTTGAAAGCAGGCCAGCTGGAGGCGGTGCCCGCCGCCTTGATGCTCTACGTGAACCCCGGTGGCCCCAGCGAAGCCGGGCTTCGGCGCCGCCGCAAGGCAGAGGGGGCCCTCTGGAGCGCCTCCCCCGAGCAGGGGAGCCCGCCATCACCCGATCGGGTGAGCCCCAGCCAGGTGAGCAGTCACCCCAACCCGCTGGTGGGTGTGCCCCGCTTTCAACAGCGGGATTCAGCCCAGCTGGCCCAGCGGGACCGCACCTGCTTCTCCTCCAGCTGCGCCATGCTGCTGGAGGCCATCAAGCCCGGCACGCTCCAGGGCGCCAATGGCGACGACCAGTACCTGACGGTCGTCCAACGCTTTGGCGACACCACCGACGCCAACGCCCAGATCCGCGCCCTGGCCCATTACGGCGTGTCGGCCCGGCTGGTGCAGAACGCGGACTTCCAGCTGATCGAGCAGCAGATCGCCCGCGGCATCCCCATTCCCTGCGGCTACCTCCACCGCGGCCCGGTCGATCGCCCCACCGGCTCGGGCCACTGGCTGATCGTGATCGGCCACACCCCCACCCAGGTGGTGGTGAACGACCCCTGGGGTGAGCCCGATCTGATCCACGGCACCACCCTCAACGCCAATGGCATGGGGCTGCGGTTCAGCCGGCAGAACTTCGGCAAGCGCTGGATGGTGGAGCCGATCGGCGGCGGTGCCTACCGCTATGCCCCAGGCAAGGGCTGGACGGTGGTGGTGGACAGCTTTCGCTGAGGAGCTCTCGGCTGCGCTTTGAGGTCGGTGCCGCAGGCCCTTCCATGCTCCGCGCCTTGGCAAGGGTTTCACCAGCCAGCCGGGCTGGACGTTGGGCTCCGCTGCGCTGCGCCATTCGCTGGTGGCTGGCCCTTGCCTGGCGGCGCGGCTGCAGGGCGGGTCCTGCGTCACCCCTCCTGTGGCTGCTGCCGAGTCCCACCGTGCATCCCTGTCCTTCCCGTCTGACAACGGCAAAACCGGCCCGATTGCTGTCTCCAGCACCAGCCGTCGCACCTGCCCCTCCAGCTGCCCCCTGGCCGGTGATCAGGGCTGCTACGCCGAGGCTGGCTTCCACACCCGGCTGCACTGGGATCGGCTCAGCCGAGGGGAAAGCGGCCTGCCGGCGGCGGCCTTTATCAAGCAGGTGCTGGCGCTGCCGGCCGGGATTCTGTTCCGCCATTGCGTGGCGGGCGATCAATGGCCCGATCCGGCCGATCCGCTGCGCATCGATCAGTCCCTGTTGCTCCAGCTGGCTCGGGCCACACGCCATCTGCGGGCGGCCTGGTCCTTCACCCACTTCCCGATGGGCCCTGAGAATCAAGCTGCGGTGCGGCAAGCAGCCGCCAAGGGGCTGGTGATCAATGCCTCCACTGAGTCCCGCTCCGTCGCGGCGGCGCTGCAGCGCCAGGGCATCCCGGCGGTCTGCGTGGTGCCGCCCGATGCGCCTGCGGTGTTTCGCCACGAGGGCGTGCGCTTTGTGGCCTGCCCCGCCAGCCGCCGGGGGAGAGGCGGCCGCAAGGTCCAGTGCATCAGCTGCGGCGGCCGCTTTGGCATCCCCCTCTGCGCCCAGGCCGATCGGCCGTTCGTGATCACCTTCCCGGCCCATGGCCCCCGTGCGGCGGCGACAGCGGCCCACTGCAGCTGAGGGGCTTGCCCCTCTGGGGCTTGCTCCGGGCCTCTCCGTGGTCAAGCAGGCTGCTCCCTGCGCGGGTCGTTCTCACCGCATTGCACCATCACCTCCGGTCTCATGGCCGATGGAGGATGCCATCGCCAGCCAGGGGCTGGTTCGCCGCGAGGGGTGGCCGCCCCGGGGAGCCCAGAAGAGAGCTTGAAAAGCTGTATTGACGGAGTCTCGCCCCGGGCCGAGCGGTTTGCCACACTTCAGGCATCCCATCGGCCAGTGCCTCCCCCACCGTGGCCACAGCAGACCAGGTCAAAGCTCTCATCCGGTGCCATGCCGAGGGCGATGACGCGCGGTTTTACGCGGTGGCCATTCAAGTTGCAGCACAGGCGGCGCGCAGCGGCCATGGAAGGTTTTCCCAGGAGCTGCGCGACCTGGTCGATCAGGTGAAGGCCCGGAACTCGGCCTTCGAAGTGACCCGTGGCCCAAAGCCGGTCCCTCTGGCTCAGCCTCGTGGTGAGTTGGCGGGTCTGCTCACAGTCAGTTATCCGAAGACGCGAATGGCTGACATGGCACTGCCTGGAGTGCTGCGCAAACGCATTGAGAGAGTGCTCACGGAGCAGCGTGAACGGGATCGACTCCGGGAGCACGGGTTCTCGCCAATGCGCAAGCTCCTCTTGGTGGGACCACCCGGAACCGGCAAGACCATGACCGCAGCTGCGCTTGCGGGTGAACTGGGATTGCCCCTATTCAGCATCCGACTCGATGGACTCATCACAAAATATATGGGTGAGACCGCAGCGAAGCTGCGACTTGTCTTCGACGCGATACAGGCCACGCGGGGGGTCTATCTCTTCGACGAATTCGACGCTCTTGGTGGTGAGAGAAGTGCCAAGAACGATGTTGGGGAGATTCGGCGCGTGCTGAATTCGTTCCTGCAGTTCCTTGAGCAGGACGACTCTGACAGCATCGTGCTGGGTGCAACAAACCATGTTGACTTGCTCGATCGCGCACTGTTTCGGCGGTTTGATGTTGTTCTGGAGTACTCACTGCCAGAGGAAGACATCGCGACTCGTGTGATGCGGGGTCGACTGGCTCTTCTAGATACAGCAAACCTTGAGTGGAATAAGGTGGCTGCTGCAGCGGAAGGCTTAAGCCATGCCGAGATCGTGATGGCATGCGAACAGGCCGCAAAAAATGCAATCCTCAAGCACACAACGATCGTGAGCGATACCGAGCTCTTGGCCGCACTGAATGAACGGCACGGTACACGGCCATAGAGGCCTGAGCTGACTGACGTATGGCGGCACCCCGCAACCGAAAACACATTTTTGTGGTGGGACCGCCACAAGTTGAGACGTACAAGCCGCATCCGCGGACGATGAAACCAGACAAGCCCCCACCGCCGCTGAGCCGCGCGGATCACGGCAAAGTGCTTGGTCTTGCATTCCAGGCAGCCGTTGTTGAGGCCAAAAACCGCCGAGAAGATGCTCGTCTCAAGATCCAAGGTGCCGAGCCAGGGCTCTACGTCCAGTTCGAGGGACAGCCTGGCTATCCCCTACAGGTGCGATCGCTCGAGGCCGGGCGGAAGGGAATTGAAGTTGTCGCAGTGAGCCATGCGAAGACGGAGGGACCCGAGCCGCGGAGCATTGAGCGGGCGACAGTATTCGTTCCTGATGAGCAGGCAAAGCACTTCCTTACGTGTTTTGAGAGCTACTCGAAGACCACACCAAAGAAAAAAAGGGAGAAGCGTTATGAGGACATGGTCGATTCGATCTCGTCGCTTCGCCTTGCGACCTTGCGCGGGCTGTGGACCGATACATCCGAGAGCTATCCAGAGGAGAATGAGGCGATCTGGTGGGAGGTGTGGCTGCGCAGGCAGGATGGCAATGAACTTGAACGCTTGATGGAGTTTGCGACGGCACAGGAGATTGATGTTGCGGCGCGGCGTCTCATGTTTGACGATCGCATCGTCACCCTTGTACGTGCCGCTCCGGCCCAACTCGCCACATCGATCGATGTGCTCAATGATGTTGCCGAACTCCGCAAGGCCAAGGATGTCGCCACCGTGTTCATCGACATGGGACCAGAGGAGCAGGCCGAATGGGTGAAGGAGTTGTACGGTCGCCTCACGCCCCCCTCTGAAGACGCTCCTGCCGTCTGCGTTCTCGACACCGGAGTGACACGCGGCCATCCGCTGCTCAGCGGTGCCCTTGAGGCAGGTGACTGCCACACCTGCGAACCTGCGTGGGGCGTACACGATCACCGCGGGCATGGCACCGAGATGGCCGGCCTCGCGCTTTTTGGTGACTTGACGCCCGTCCTCTCTGGCACACAGCACATCGAGCTGCGGCACCGTCTCGAGTCGGTGAAGATTCTTCCTCCCCATGGGCGGCCTGACAATCCGCCCGAGCTCTACGGTGCCATCACCGCAGAGGCGGCGAATCGTGCGGAGATTGCAGCCCCTGCTCGGCGCCGGGCGTTCTCGATGTCCGTCACCGCAACCGACGAACGTGATCGCGGCCAGCCCACGTCGTGGTCAGCAGCGATCGATGCCCTTGCTGCTGGCCGCTCATTCGATCCGAGCACCAAGGGGCTCACCTACATCGATGACGGAGATGCTCTTACGCAACGTCTCTTTGTACTCTCAGCCGGCAATATCGATCGCACTGCGCTATGCGTTGACCATCTGGGTCGCAGTGATATTGATCCTATCCACGACCCCGGTCAAGCATGGAATGCTCTAACGGTTGGCGCCATCACAGAGAAAACTATTCTCAATGATCCGACTTTGTCGAGCTGGCGGCCAGTCGCCAAGTCAGGGGATCTTTCGCCCTGGAGCACAACGGGTCTGGCTTTTGCAGAGGCGTGGCCCCTGAAGCCCGACATCGTCTTCGAGGGGGGCAACGTCATCAAGAACGACAAGGGCGAGATCGACTTTCCCTGCACTGATCTGTCGCTCCTCACAACCCATTTTAAGCCATCCGAGAAATCATTTGTCTGCAGTTGGGCCACCAGCGCCGCAACCGCGCAGGCCGCACGCCTCGCCACCTTGATCTCGGCCCAGTATCCGAATTATTGGCCCGAGACGTTGCGCGCAATTGTTGTTCACTCAGCGGAGTGGACGGCAGAGATGGAAGCGCAACACAGTGTTACCAGCCGCAAGCGCGAACGCGCCCAACTCATCCAGCGTTATGGGTATGGGGTTCCCAGCATTGAACGCGCCCTACGGAGTGCGAACGACGCGCTTACGCTGGTGGTGCAGAGCAGCATCTGCCCCTTCAATGAGACAAAAATGCGGGAGCTGCACTTCTTTGATCTCCCTTGGCCTCGCGAGGTGCTTGCTGAGCTTGGAGAGACACAAGTTCAATTGCGCGTCACCCTCTCTTACTTTATCGAGCCGAATCCCGGACGCCGTGGCTGGAAAAGCCGCCATCGCTATGCCTCTCACGGTTTGCGATTCGAGGTCAAGGGGCCAACAGAGTCGTTCAACGAGTTCCGCAAGCGGCTGAATAAACAGGCACTGGAAGAAAATGAAGTTAAGCCTGGAAAAGGCAGCGAAGCATTGAAGTGGTATCTCGGCGAGCAGGCCCGCAGCCGCGGCTCCCTTCATTCGGATTTTCTTTCATGTAGTGCCGCCAACCTTGCTGAATGCGGCGTCATTGCGGTGTATCCAGTGAGTGGTTGGTGGAAGGACCAGCCAAAGCGTGATCGCAGTGACAAAGGAGCGCGATATGCCTTGGTCGTTTCCATTGAGACACCTGACGTTGAGACGGATATTTGGACGCCTGTCGCTGCTCAGGCTGGCGTTCCTGTAGAGGTAGCGCATTAAAGCGCCACGGCATTATTTCTGACTTGTCAACCTCAAGCGACCATTGTGTTAACTCCGTGTTGGCAATGGAAGCGGTGCATCTGCATGACTGATTGGATTGCGATACTGGCCGTAAATGCCTGTAGCGAAAAGATGTGGCGACTCATCTGCAAATGAGGCACGGGACAAGAATTGTCGAATTCCTGCAGCAGCTGGAGTGGCTGGAGCGTGTCACGCTGCCATCAGTTAAGGGCCATCAGGATGTCGAGCCAACACTGGCTCTTGCCTACGGGGGCCGTGATCCGGGACGGAGGTCCACATCCGGCTCGGCCCTGGAGTCACAGTGGCCATGCCGTGACTGAGAAGGGGCTTGCTCGGGTCCTCTCCAGTCTGGGGCCTTCCTGTCGTCAGGCCCCCACTGGGATCGGTCCCGTCGCTGCGCCGCTCTCGGCGCCGAGTCAATGGCCATGCTTTCTGCTGCTGCCTCGCCGTTCTGCCGGCCAGAGGAAGATCCGTTCCTGCTGCTCGAATCCAGTCTCAAGGCGATCGAGCGGATCCTGCAGCTGCGGCGAGGGCTGCCGCTGCGCCGCACCTGGATCGAGCAGCCCTATGGCGAGGAAGAAATCACCCTGCTGGAGGAGGAGGTGATTCCCGCGATCCAGCAGTGCCTGGCGCGGGTGGATGAGCTCGATGAGCGGCTGCTGGCCCAGCAGGAGCTACTGCAGCGTTGCCAGCTGGAGGCTGGTCGTGAGGCACTGGCTGAGTTGAGGCTGCAGATGGCCTGAGGCCCAGGGCCCGCCGGGAGCCCTGATCCCGGCATTTCTCTCCTCTGGTGTGCCTCTTCGGCAGTGGGATTGGTCAGTCTGGGTCCGAGGGCCTGGTCATGCCGGCGGTGGCGAAGCGCTGCGGCAGGTCAATACAGGGTTGGCGGTGGTCCACGGCACAGGAGAGCACTTCCCCGATGCTCCGCCCCTCGGCCAGCTGCCCCCAGAGGCGGTGGGCTGGCAGCGCCACAGCGTCAAGGCCAAGGCGAGCACCCAACGGGTGGCCTTGACCCCGTGGCTCAGGGGCGTGGAGGGGGGCGTTTCTTCTCCAGTTCGCCATGCAAGCCACCACCACCGCTCCCTGCCGTTCCCGCCAGCGCAGGCCGCAGCGCCGTCACCCAGTGCAGGTCACCCGGCAGCTGGTGCTCTTCTCCCTGCCGGTTCCTCAGCCGATCGGCTGCTGCTGGGATCTGATCTGCCCAGAGGCCGGCTGGGAGGAGCCGCTGCGCTGGAGCGTGTAGAGCCGCCAGCCGGCTCTCAGCGCCGTGCGCCCGAGGCGGGCTCGAGCTGGCTGAGCTCCTGGGCCTCGCCCTCCTGGAGGTGCTGCAACCAGGCCTGATGCAGATCGTTGTGGGTCACCCGATACCCCAACCGCCGAGCCGTCTGCAGCAGGTCGGTGCGGCTGCGGCAACGGCGCAGGACGCCCTGGAGTTGGGCACTGGCTTCTGCATCCACCACCAACCGCTCCAGATCCGACCAGCTCATCTCTCAGCGCTCTGGGGATCTGGGCACCATCGCGCAGGTGGCGAGGTTCACCAGGTTCAGCGCGGCACGCTGGGCGCGATCCGTTGCATTCAGCTGGGGGCGACCCTGATGGGCTCTTGGATGTCGTGGATCAGATCCCCCTCGGCCAGAGCAGTCCGGTCGAGGGTCGCGTCGGCCACATACCCGTTTCCCCGCCGCCTCCTCCACCGCTTCCTCCTCCCCCGCCGCCGGAGCCGGAGAGCAGTGGTCCCTGCTGCGGGTGCTGGCGAGCACCCACGGCGCTCATCGGCGGGAAATGGCGGATGAAGTCCGCCGAACCTGAGACCAGTTGCATCCCACCCGGGGGCAGGCTGCTGATGAAGTGCAGCTCGTTGCATTCCCGCCAGTGGCTCAGGGTCAGGGGTGAGCTCCAGGGGCTGGCCTGGTTGTGGCTGGTGCCGGCTGGCACCCACAGCCACACGTCCCGGTCGCTGGAGCGCTGGCCCAGTTGCAGCATCACCCCATCAGGGCGGGTCACCTTGCCGAAGTGGGTGCTGGCACCGCGGATGGTTGTGGAGCCGATGAACAGGGGCGCTGGCAGCTGGATCAGCGGCGGCGGTGAATCAAAGAGACCCTGGTTCTGGAGAGTGAATTCGTAGTGGCCCAGGGCGATGCCACTGCGCAGCTGGTGGCCGTTGGCGTAGATGCTGGCGCCGATCGCCGACGGGAGCCCGCTGAAGCTGTTGCCCGAATAGCCGTGCAGCACCACCTGGCCATAGAACTGCTTGCTGGTGCGGGGGAAGACGGCGATCGAGCACCAGCCCGTGGTGCCGGGGCTCTTGTAGAGGGCATGGCAGCTGTCGCGATGCAGCTCGTCGTTGCCGCCATGGGTCTTGAGGGCCCAGCAGAAGAACTCCTTGCCGGGGGTGGTGTCCTGGGCAATCAGCAGGATCGCGCCGATCGACGTGGCCCCGGCGAGGGTGCTGTCGACGTAGGCCAGCGCGGTGCTGCTGATGGTGGAGTTGTTGTAGGAGCCGTAGCCGCCGTTGCTGGTGTTGTTGGTGAAGGTGCTGGCCAGCGCGTTCCCAAAGACCGCACTGCTGCTGGATTGGGTCTCGCCCTGGGCGGTGGTGCTCTCGGTGAGGAACCAGAGGTGGGCCGGTTCCACGGGATGGCCCAGCTGCCAGGTGTAGCCCCAGCGGTTGGCCGTGGCATCGGCATGGGAGCGGATCACCGAGAGGGGCGTGCTGGTGTTGCCGGGCAGCGCATTGACGGCGGCGGCGAAGGCCCGGAAGGCCCCGTCGAGCTGCATGCCGATCGAGGCCGGATCCTTACTGGTCCACTTCCAGCTGCCAGGGGCAAAGCTTTGGCAGAACACCTGATAGGTCATGACCCACCTCCTCCCTGTGGAGCGGGTGCGTCCTTGGTTCGCAGCAGCAGGCCATGGCCGCCGATCGCCAGCCACTCGCTGCCATCGGGCGCCTTGTAGTAGCTCATCGCCGCACTGCTGATGTTCACCGACGCGAAGTCAGGCGGCAGCAGCAGCGGCTCCCAGAACTGGGCGGGTTCGTTGGCGCTCTCGTAGTAGCTCCAGTCGGTGGTGGCGATCACCAGCTCAGCGGGCCGGCTGATCCGCACCACGGTGAGCAGGCCATCCCGCAGCAGGCCGCGGGAGCCGGAGGGCTGGCCGGAGCGGACGTTCCAGCTCACGGCCCGCAATCCGTCAAAGCTGGAGGTGGAGGGGGGCGAGGCCGCCAGGATCCAGTGGCCGGACACCTGGTCGCGGGCGATCAGCAGCGGCACCGCCTGCCTGTTCGTGAAGCGGTGCTGGCTGTAGGCGAAGAAGAAGTATTCGCCCCCCGGCGCCAGCGACCAGCCCACCTGGGCGTTGAAGGGAAGCGGCGTGGTGCTCCAGGTGCCGCTGGTGTAGCCCACGTCTCCAGCGGGGTACACCCAGCCCTGTTCGGTGTCAGCCCCCACGTAGGGCTCGGTGTTGCCGATGCCCGGGCGAATCTGAAGGGTGGTGCCGGTGAGGAACACCTCCAGCAGCAGCACCGCCGGATTGCCGCCGGGCGTGAGCTGCGACAGGGTGGCCTCGATGCGCCAGCCGCAGGGATCGGTGGCAGTGGCCTCGGGGTTGGGCGCGGTGGCGATGCGCAGCTGGTGCTGGCTCACCTGAGCATTGGCCGCGGCGATCCAGTTCTGCAGATAGCCATTCACCTCCACCGCCACCGATGGCCAGGTGGTGTCAGTGCCGAGGCGGCTGATGTCGATCAGGGTGCGGCTGCTCATGGGATGGACCTCATCTCATGGCGCCAGCACGACGGCGGTGACGGTGAGGGCGATGGCGGCCTGCGCGGTGCCGGTGTTGCGCACCAGGGCCCGCAGGGGAGGTTGGGGTGATGCGACTGTCACCTCACTGGTGAAGTAGGTGCCGCCCGGCGGGGCCGTGATCATCAGGGCGGCTGTGGTTGTGACCAGATCGAGCAGCACCCCGCTACCCGGGGCCGGGTCCTGGGTGATCGGGCGGCTGCCATCGGCCTCCCGTGCCGTCGCCGAGCTGTAGAAGCTCACCCAGCCCGGCGCATCGGTGCTCACAGCCAGGAAATGGCCCAGCCGCCCCAGGCCCGGCAGGTCCAGCAGCGCACTGGCACCCGGCAGCAGGGGCGTGGTGGTGGCGCTCACGCTCAGCCGCTGACCGGGAACCTGGGTGCGCGGCAGCCAGTTGCCCATCGCGGCTCTCCTCTCTGTTGGTTACGGCAGCACCTGGATGCGACGGATCGCCCGCACCTGGGTGATGGAAGCGCTCGTCTTGGCCTCGGCGTACTGATCCCCCATGTAGGTCATCCGCAGATAGGCGGTACCACTGGCGGCCTGGGTGGAGGTCCAGTGGAAGAAGGGATCGTCGCCGTAGTTCTCGTCGAAGTGCTTGAGCGTCTCGGTGCCACCAGCCCGGAAGGCGAGCACCGAAGTGAGGGCCGGGTTGCTGTCGGTGTAGTTGCCGCCCGCCGGCACTGCATAGGGGTTGGCGCCGTAGCCCGCCCCGGAATAGGTGCCGTTTGCGGTCGCCTCCGGCTTGAAGGACCGATACAGCACATCCCACTCCTGGGTGGCGGGCAGGTACCAGTCGTCGTAGCCGCCGATGTTGAGCGAGCGGCAGAACTGCGCCGCCGGGTGGCTGGCGTTGTTCATCGCCTCGCTGTTCGCCCAGCCATCGAACACGCTCGTGGTGCCGGTGCTGGCGGTGTTGGCGGTCTTCCAGGCCACGTTCAGCAGCGAGCCGGCGGCCTTGGGCGAAATGATCAAGGCATGGGTGGCCACGCCATTGGCGGTGTGGCTGATCAGGCCGGCGTAGTAACCGCCCTGGAAGGAGCTGCCGATGGCGGGCAGATCAGCGACCCGGATCGGGCCGAGCTGATAGACGGTGCCAGTCAGCAGGTCGAGGTAGAGGTCACCATCAACCGCACCAGGGATGTTTAGCGGTGGAACGCCGCTGCCGGTGAACCAGCCGGTGCCGCGGGGACCGATCGCCCCATCGATGCCGGCAGGTCCCTGGATGCCCTGGGGCCCTTGTGGGCCAGCCGGGCCCTGAGGGCCGGTCGCACCAGCAGGGCCCGCCACACCCGCAGGGCCTTGCGGGCCCTGGATTGAGCCGCCATTCACCCAGCTGCTGGTGCCGCTGTCCCACACCCGCAGCGAGTCGTCGGCCTGCACCAGGTAGGCATCGCCCTGGGCGGCATTGGCGGGCAGGTTGGCGATCGCCGCCACTGAGCCCTTGAAGTTGATGCCGATGCCGGCTGGACCTTGGATGCCCTGCGATCCGATCGGACCAGCCGGACCAGAAGGGCCAGCGGGACCCTCGGGGCCCTGCAGACCGGCCGGGCCCTGGGGTCCCTGGGGGCCAGCAGGCCCCTGGTTGCCCTGAACGCCGGGAGAGCCCTGGGGGCCAGCGGGCCCCTCAGGACCGCGGATTGAACCGGTGGAATTCCAGGACCCCATGGCAGCCAGGCAGCGCTGTTCTGCCGGCTATTGCCATGGAGCGGGATTGTCCCCATCGGGGGACGGCCAGGGCTGGCAGGGTCCGAATAGAGGTGGAGTGTTGCCGAGGCAGGCAGCGCCACCCCAGCCACCTGCTGATCCAGACCGGCGACGCCGGGCGCGTGCAGTTCCGCGCCCCAGCTTTCCCAAGCCCGGCCCAGCCTCCTGTCTTCCCTTCCGGAAGGCAGGAGGCCTTACTGCATCGCGATCGAAACCGTCAGTACCGCCGGTGAGCCAGAGGCAGTAGTGATCTGCAGCCACAGCCAGTGACCTGCGGGGATTTCTGGGACCTGAAAACTCGTGCTCGCACTGCCGGTCGTGGTGCTGGTGACGGTGATCGGATCCGTCGTGGCAGCTGTGCCTGTGGCGGAAACATCGGCGCCATGGCGCAGTGAGAAGGAGACACTGGGGCTGGTGCCGCCGCTGAGCACGGCATCGACGCGGCTGATGGTCAGGTCCTGGGGTGCCCGCAGCAGGATGCGCCGGTCATTGGCCTGGGGGCTCGCCAGCAAGGCCAGCTGGGGCGGCATCGGTCCAGCGGGTCCGAGCAGCGAGGCGAGCTGACGCCAGGAGAGGGGCATGGAGCACAGGCGGCATCACTGGCTCTTGCCAGCGGCCGTGGGCCGGGCTGCCCAACTCCAAACGAACTCCTAATCGACGCCAAATTTGGAGTTGCGCTCAGCGCTGCTCCAGGAGCTGGCCGAGTCGCTGGGAAATCGGCTGCAACTGCTTCTGCTGCCGCTGGTGCAAGCCACCAGGGGCATTTGGCCGCTGGTGGTCATAGAGCGCCAGCAGCAGTCCCTGGCTGCGCCCTGCACTGCTGCAACCCACAGGGCAGACCAGGATCACGCCGTTGCTGCCTGCCGGCGAACGCACCGCCATCGGCAGAGCGCCGGCTTCATCGCTGGCGCACAGTCCCAGGGCGGCGTGGCCGAGGGCCTCGGCCATCTCCACACCGAGCAGCGGTTGCTGTCCCGGCGTCAGCGCCAGCTGGCCATGGCGCCCATCGGCCGCCAGAACGGTCACGCTCCCGCCGCCTTCCCACTGCAGCAGCGCCAGGGTGTGGAGGCCGTCGCCACTGCTTTCGATCGCGCTGCGCAGCAGGGTTTGCACCTGCCCCTGGTGGGCACGCACCTGCTCCTGCAGGGTGGCGGCGGTGGTGGTGCTCATCCGTTTGGCCAGGTCCGGCTGCAGGGTGATCAGCAACCAGGCGGTGTAGAGCACCAGGCCCAGCAGCACGATGCGCGAAAGGCGGTAGAGCAGCTGCCAGGGGTTGCGGGCATCGAGCACGTCGCCCACAGCTTTCTGCAGCGCATCGCTGGTGGCGCGGGTGAACACCTCCACCCGCTCGGCCAGGCCCTTGTTGGTGTCGGGCACGGCGATCAGGCGGAAAGCTCGTAGACCTGCCCCGATAGCCGGTCCAGGTAGAAGTCACCCACCGCCGGCGGCGGCTCCAGGGCCGGTGGCGGCGGACCATCACCGGAGTACCAGCGGGTGGCGCGGCTGCCGACACCCGATTCCTGCACTACCGCCAGAGCGGGTTCGCCGCTGCTCGGGTCGGGCATGAAGCCCAGGCCGCCATTGGGATGGAGCCGCAGGCGCCAGACCACGGCATGACGGCCGTCGTAGGGCTCACCGGTGATGCCACCGCTGGGGATCAGCGGCTGGATCACACCACCGGTGCCGCCGCCGCCGTCGCGGTTGTTGAGCAGCTGCTGGGGCGGCACCGGGCAACCCACCAGGGCGACGCGCAGCGTGGCGATCAGCATCCCCAGCTGCACCTGCACGGTCACATCGGCCCGTTGGGCATAAACGTGCCGCAGCCGAGGCGCCTGCCTGGAGACGGCAGGCCAGGGGACGACGTTGCTGCTGCCATCACCCCAGGTCACCGAGATCGGTGAGGGGATGGTCTGACGCGGGTTGATCAGCAGCTCGATGGCGGCTGAGCCGATCGGTTCGTTCCAACGGCTGTCCGCCGGTAGCCAGAACAACTCGAGGTCGTCAGCCGGGATGGGCCCCTTGCGGTAGCCCAGTTCGGCCCAGCGGCTGAACTCCATCGGCAGCACCCACTGCTCCACCCCCGGGCAGCCGACGGGTGGAAGCAGCCGTACCCGTTGACCGCCCACGGTGCTGGGTTGCTGGGGCAGGGGGTAGGGCATGGCCAGCAGCTCGGGTGATTCAGATCAGCGGGTCGTCAAAGAGGTCATCCGGCAGGGCGCTCAGCGGAACATCGGCTGCGGTGTCGGGATCCGACGCCTCGATGGCTGCAGCCGGGGGCTCGGTTGGCTCCGCCGGTTCGCTGTTGGGCTCAGGGCCCATGGAATCGCTGTCGCTCTTGTCGCTGACGGTGCTGGCGCCGGTGTCAGCCGGTTCCACGGGCAGGGCCTCGTCCTTGCGGCGGCGGCCGCGCCGGCCGCGGGTTGATGCAGGTTTTGCATCGTCCAGCTCCAGCAGCTCGGATGCAGCCGCGGCGATGGGTGCTGGCGGCTCTGCTGCGGCGCCCCCAGCCGATGACGCTCCGGCTGTGGCCTCAGCCCCAGCCAGTCGCCAACCCAGCCCCAGCCAGCCGGGCAGATGCACCGGCCAGACGTAGCGCTCCTGGTTGCCCAGGCGGATGCGCAGCATCCCGGCGGGGAGGGGGCCCTGGGCTGCCAGCCCCGTTGTTGGCTGGGTCATGGTCAGGCCGGCAGGGTGGCGGTCAGGCCGACGACCATTCCCTCAGGCGTGGAGGGGGTGACGACGGCCTTGGCGAAGCACAGCGCCGGCAGGTCGGCGTTATCCACATCGGCGGTGTCCAGCAGGATGTCGTGGCCGCTGATGTAGGCCTCCACCCGGCCGCCTTCCGCAGGCACAGCGACGGTGGCGACAGGGACAAAGGTGCCCATCGTTCCGTCGCGCAGCTCAGGCGCCAGATGCAGCACCACCGTCACCGCAGCACTGTGGCCCGGGTGGGACACCAGCAGGGAGAACTGGGAGGCGGCATCGAGCTTGGTGTTCAGCTTGACCACCTCACCGCTGGTGAACACCTTCTCGGTGTCGCGGGTGGCGGAGCGGTTAGTCCAGCCCACCAGCACCGTGGCGGCATCGAGGAGGGCGTTGGCTTTCAGGCGTGTCATCGGTCGGTCTCCAAGAAAGGGGTACGGAGTGGCGGTCAGGAAATGGGGGCGATGCTGTGCAGCCGGCCAGCAGCGCGGGGGTGCATGACGCCAAAGCCCACGTACCAATCGATCCGGGTGCGGAACACCGGGGCATCAGGCACCTCACCCAGATCTCTGACGGAGATGCCGTAGCGACCCTGGAAGGGCCCCTGCAGGCCGGTCACCGCCTGGTCGCCAAAGGTGCAGCAGTAGATCGAGCTGGTGCCACCGGCTTCTCCGTAGCCAAGAACTTCCAGGCCCTGGGCATCGCGGTCGACGGTGAGGATCTGGCATTCCTGGTAGTGATGCACCATCACGCCCAGGTTGTTGGTGCTCACGTTGTAGACGCCCTGGCCGACGGTCTGGCGGGCAAGGGCGTTGAGCTGGCGGCGCATCGCCTTGCTCATCACCAGATATTTCCTGCCGCCGTAGGAGTTCACCGAGTCGATCAGCTCATCGAGCTTGTCGAAATCGAGCGCCCCGCCACCGTTGTTCAGCGCCATCTCGCTGCCCGGCATGAGGCGCTTGGCCAGGCCGTCAAAGCCCCGGCCCTGGCTGGCGGTGGCATCGCCGTTGATCAACGCCGCCTCGAGGGTGAGGCGCATCGAGCGGACCTTCATCTCGGTCTGCGCCGCCCGGGCCTCAGGGCCCTGCAGGTCGACGATCGAGCGGTCCACATCCACGTCACCCCCAAAGAGGTGCACGGCCTCGGATTGGGGGTCGACGACGCCATAGCTCTGCTTGTAGCCCTCGTTCACCGCCCGGAAGCCCACCGAGGGGAGCTCCTTCTCGACGGAATAGAAGAGGCCGCCGCCGGCGATGTTCATGAACGGCAGCCAGCTGAGCAGTTCGCCCTCAGCGAAGGTCTTGATCACCGCCAGGTGCTCCAGGCGGGTCTCGTACTTAGCTGCCTCGATCAGGGTGAGGCCCATCGGTGCTGCACTCCCGGGGTCCGGCCCCAGATCACGTCACCGGCTATTGCCATGGACCAGATCCTTGGGGTGTCGAGCAGAGTTGGGCTGCTCCGAGCCTCGTTTCGGGCCGCTTGGTCTGCTGGCGTTCAGGCCTGCAGTGTCCCGGCCAGCGCGGGCGCGCACCCATCACCAGTGGGGCCACCTGCGGCAAATGCGCCGACCTCCTCGGTGATGACCTGGAAACCCGTCAGCTCATGCGCCCCGAAGGACCGCAGGAAGGGCACATCGGCAGCATCGCGGCCACGGCCGATCAACACCCTCCCGCACCGAGGAAAGTTGTGGCGGGCATCAAAGACGTACCAGCGATCCTCCAGGAACACCTCGAACCAGGCCAAGAAATCCACCGGTGCCTCCCCACGGACGATGCCGGTGTAGCCGAGGTAGCCCGTGCAGTAGCGAGCCGGGATGTTCAGGCAGCGGCAGAGAGTGATCGCCAGGTGGGCGTAGTCGCGGCAGACCCCAGCACCAGAGTCCACGGACTGACTGGCGCTCTGATGCAGCTGCGAGGCGGAGTAATCAAAGCGGATGCGCTCATGCACCCAGTCGCAGATGGCCTGCACCAGCGGCCAGCCGGGGGTGATCCCCGCGAAGGTGCTCCAGGCCAGCTCCATCAGCGCTGCGGTGTCGCAGTAGGTGCTGGCGTTGAGGAAGCGATAGGCGTCGATCGGCAGGGCCTGAATCGGACACTGACGCACATGGGGGAGCACCGGATCAGTACCATCCGGAACCTGAATCGTGGCGGCGTAGCTGAGGCTGGTGCTGCCCGTGGGGGCCAGAAGACGACACCAGCGGTTGCCTGCCTGATCGGCGAGCACCTCGTAGCTGCGATCGGGGAGCACCTGCAGCTGTTCCGCCGCGACGAGATCTGGCGCCAGGCTGCTGTGGACATGCACCAGCGCCAGCAGGGGTGTGGCGGGCTCACAACGCAGGTCGAGCTTGCAACCGATGCTCAGATGCACGGGGGCGAGGGTGGCATGGGAGCTGTCTTGATGCTGTTCGAATAAGACGGCGATCGGCAGACCAGTAGGCGTCAGGCCAGGAAGTCCTGATCAGACGAGGTGGCTGGTTTGCGTTTGCCTGACCGTGCCCGATTGGGCTGCAGATCGAATCGCCGTCGATCTGGGGGCCTGCTTGTCGTGAGGGCTACTGATGCAACGGCGTCTCCGAACAGGGCACGTCCACCAGCTCCTGAACGGGCTCCGCTCCGGCCCTCCTCATGGTCGGGGGGCGCGTCAAGGGTGAACCGAGCCCGCCGGTGTGGACGTTGGCTGCGCTGCGCTCCGCATCTCAGTTGTGGACGGGCCCTTGACCCGCCCCCCGCCGGCTGAGGGGTCCTACGCGGAGCCCTCCCATGGCCCCTCTGTCCCGCAAAGCTCAGCTGCAGCAGTTCTCCTGGCAGGTGCTGGAAGATCTGGCCTTCTGCAGTGGGCGCTGGCCACGGCTCGCTGAGCTGGCGGCCCAGGTGCTGTTCGAGCAGCAAGCAGCCGCCCCGGCGGTGCCGGTCGATCCAGAGCTGGAGGCACTGCTGCCCTTCTGAGGGCCAGGGCCAGCAGCCGGCGGGGCTCCCCAGGGCCCTGCCTTCCTGCTGGTCGCGACCGCTGGGGGGCGGGGGAAGACCTCAGCAGAGCCAGCGGACCTGGCAGCCCACCGATCCACCGGGAGCGGATCAAACGACCGAGCTGGCGGGGTTTCAGCACGCGCGGGGCCGGAAGGCCTCACGGTCGGCGAGGGCCTGATCACCGCTGCCCCAGCCGTCTCGCCCTGGCAAGGATCGGGCCAGGCGCCTCTGCGAGGCGTCCTTGCCAGGTCGCTACAGCCGGGGCCTGACGCGGGTGTCCCTCGCCTCCTTCGTGATGGCCTCCTTTTCTCCCCGCTGCGAGATCCGCCAGCTAGCGGTGTTCGTCTATCCCGGCGGGATCAAGGCACCCGATGCTGAGCGCATCACGGTCTTCTATGGCCGCCGCGGCCTGCCGGTCAAAAAGCCCCGCTTCATTCCAGCGAAGCTGGCCCATCAGCTGGCCCGCAAGCTGCAGGCCAAGCGGCTCGGCACCGTGGCGGTGCTGTGAGCCGCCTGGGGCTGCGGCCCCTTGCCCCGGCGGGCCTGCGGGCCCCCGGGGCTTTCAGCTGACTCAGCGCAGCCGGGCAATCAGAATCGTCGCCAGTCGGACTTTGGTTAAGCAATTCCGCCAGGGCTGCCAATGAGGCGTCTATTCAGCAACGAAAGCAGATTTAAGGCCCTGCTCTCAAAGTAAGCAGAGAAGAGACCGCCTCAGTTTGCACACGGCACTCCGGTTGTTCTTGAGCAATATCTCTCATATGTCATAACAGGAGCAATGCCGCACTTGCTTGGATTTGCTTAGCAGTATTCGGAATTAGGATTGCATTTGACCGCAAGAGCGCAACTAAGTGTGGTGTCACCAAGATCGATCATCTTCGCTATTGTCTCGCACCGCAACGTCTTGCCAGTGGCGGGGAAGCATAAGAGCGCCATGGCTGCCCATGCAGCTCCTGGTCCAATGGTCAGTGCTAGTGACTTCATAGAATAATTGCCTGGTTGGGTGTAATTAGCAGGGTAGTGTCATCGGCTGTCTGCAGGGTTTTCGCCTGTTCTTGTTGACCAATGATGGAGCCGCGAGTCTGTATGCCAGGGTCCGGGGAGATGCTCCATTGGGCCGGCATCTGCGTCCTCGCCCTTCTACAGCGTTGGCTCTGCTGGTGCTGGCGAACCGTCCACTGGTTCCCCTTGATGGTCATGCCGCAGTGCTCGCAGGTCGTGAGCGGACGGCTCTTGCACCACTGGGCCGGCCGCTCACCCACCAGCTCGCGGCGGCTGGGGTCGATGCCCCTGCCCTGCTGGTAGCGGGTGAGGGCTGGTGCCGTGGTCACGAAGCCAGTGTCCAGACAGCGAAACAGCAGGGATTGCCCCCGCAGGTTCTGGACGTTGAAGGTGGTAGCCGTCATCAGCGCAGGGTCCGCTGCCACCACCGATGGTGGCATGAGCTCCCTATCTCCACCACTGGTGGCGGGCAGATCAGGATGCTGCCACGAGACCCGATCAAGACAGCAGGGCCAGAGGGGGGGATTTCCCAGAGCCTGAAAAATTTCCGAGGCACCCTGCGCCGCTCCTGGAAACAGGGGGAATACCCCCCCGAGCCTGCGTTCTTCTATGAGGAGCTACGGGGCTCTCCAAGGAGTTGCAGGAAGCTGATTTTGAAACGCAAATTATGAGGAGAATTCGCGATTTTTTTCGCGTCAGTTTCTCCCCTTTTGAGGTGTTGATCGTTTGGCTGGCTGTGTTTTCTGGGCTCCGGGCAGTTACGGGGTTGATCGGCTTGCGCGTCAGCGGCGGCGAGGTTGTTTGGTTATGCGCTGGCCATGGCGTTCCGCTGCATCCATGCGGCGCGCCAGGCTCGTGGCCCAGCGGCGGCCGGGGTCACCGCCCCAGCCGTCCCAGGCCTGACGGCCCTTGCCGTAGGTCTCCCAGCTGGAGCCCTGCTTGTCCACCTCGTGGCGAGCGAAGTAGCTCACCATTCGATCGATCGTCTGGGGTGAGAGCTCCTGGCGGTTGAGCAGCTGCCGCGCTCGCGCCAGCCCCACCGGCGTCATGCCCCGATTGGAAGGAGGCTGCTGGGCCCGGCGCTCCAGGGCACGACGGGCGGCAGCCGCCACCGGCTCCGGAGGTCGGAACGAAAGGCCGGCATAGAAGCTGCGGGGCCGCCGTGTCATTGAGCTTCCAGCGGCCTCAGCGACGAGCCCCGCGGCCGTTCACCGCGAATGACGCCCGGTAGAGCTCAGACGCCGACATCGCCTGGGGGTTGATCGGTTCGCCGTTGCTGCCGATGCCCGACACCGTCAAGCCACCAGCGGCCTGCATGCCGGCTGGGCCCCGCTGTTGGAACAGGAAGCCATAGACGGGGTGCACGCGCATCTGATCGAGAAACTCGGTGGTGGTCATCGGGCGGCCGTCATCGCCCAGCAGGGGTTTGCCCTGGGAGTCGAGCGGTTCGAGCACGTCCTTGCCGTCACCGCCGGTGCTGAGACGGAAGCAGGTGCCCAGCTGCCCCTTGAAGATGTCGAAGAACGTCCCCCTGGCATCCCCACCGGTGCGGCCCTCGGCCTGGGAGAAAGCACGCTCCAGCAGGCGGTCCTTGCGCAGCTGCAGGATCTGCTGCTTGGCCTCGTCGCGCTCGGCAGCGACAGCGGCTACCTTCTGGGCCGAGGCTTCCTCCATCTGGCGCTCGCGCAGCTCCATCTGTTGCTCGAGGATCTGCTTCTGCCGCTCGGCCTCCTGCAGGCGGGCGTACTCCTCGGGGTTGATCTCCGAGAAGCGGTTCAGCTGTTGCCGCAGGGTGCGGATCTCTTTTTCGAGCTGGTTGCTCTTGCGCCGCTCGGCCCGCAGGGGGTCGGAGCTGCGGTGCTCATCGCCACCAGGCTCAGCAGCTGCAGCAGATGCCGGGGCCGGGAGATCACCCGCCGTGGTGTCGGCAGTGCCTTGACCATCGGCACCGCTGTCGGTGCTCTGGCCGTTGGCGGCGTAGTTGTCGTCAGCGCCTTGGCCACCTGTCGTGGCAGTGGTCGCTGTGGTGGAAGCAGAAGTGGCAGTGGCCATGACCCATCGCGGCTGTCGTGGATGAGCACCCCATCCGGGCTGTGCTCCTCAGCTATTGCCAGCCATCGATCTGTGAGGAGACGGCAGCGGAGAGAGAGCGGAAGCCGTGGAGCTGCCTACGGTCAAGCTCAGACCTGATCAGCAACAAAGCTCCGCATCATGTTATTGCTTTTGAACGCATAAAGGCAGATGTCCTGCGGAAGCTGTCTTTTGTGGCCTTATGCGGCACTGGTCGGCATCCCTGAACGACGGCAAATTGTCACTGCGGAGCTTCGTTGCTGATCAGGAGCTCAGATGCCTGCCTCCGGTGAAGCGCCTGCTCTCGATTGCGTTGATCGCCGCAGCAGTGCTGGGGGGCGGCGGTGCCATGGCCTGCGAGAAGCACCTCAACGGCCACCAGAACAGCAGCGACACCAACACCGAGGGGGCAAAGAAGTAGGGCCTCCCTCCTTCTGAGCAGTTGAGTCAGCCCCGCGAGAGCTCCAGCTGCCTGGCCAGCCACAGCTCCACGTCCTCGTAGGTGTAGCGGACGAGGTTGCCCAGCTTCACGAAGGGTGGGCCGTAGCCGCTGGAGTTCCAGCTGTAGATGGTGGAGAGCGACACCCCCAGGTAGGTGGCCAGGGTTTCGGGTGAGTAGAAGCCGGCCGGCAAGCTGGTGGTGCTGGTGTCGGCGTTAGCGGCGGCGCGGCGCTTGGGCAGGAACAGCCAGCTCCCCAGCGGCAACTGGTCGGATGGGCGGGCAGTGATGGTGGGGTTGAGGCTGCGCAGGGTGGTGACGGTGGTGCCGTGGCGCTCGGCCAGCACGTTGAGGCTGTCGCCGGTGCCGACCACCGCCACGCGGTTGGGCTTGAGCGCGGCCTGGATCCGTTCGCCCAGCAGCGGTTGGGTGAGGGAGCCGATGCCACCGGCGCCGTAGAGCCCTCCGAATTCCGTCACTGAGAACGCCGCCAGCTGCCCCCGGCTTGGAGATGGGAGCAGGCCGGGGGTGCGCAGTTCCATGAGCGGCCCGAGCCACACCGCCCCGAAACAGGGGGTGAGGAGCGCCGGGGTCGTGGCGGAGACGGGCCGGATGCCGCTGGTGCTCCAGGCGATGTGCGTGGCCAACCAGTCCCAGGGTTGGGACGGTGTCAGCGGCAGCACCGCCCCGCGGGTGAGGTAGCCCTCGTAGGTGAAGTCCCCCGTATCGAGCCCCGGGGCGTTCTCCTTGCTGGAGATCCCCCGCAGGCGCTTGAGGAACCCCTCGAATATGAACCTCCCCGTGCGCTGTGAATCCAGAACGCCGGGAATGGCATTGGAGAAGAGCAGGATGCGGGCGTTGGCGTATGGCTGCAGCGCCGAAGGCGGCAGCACAGGGGTGCTCGTCACGGTTCAGCCCCGCTCCAGCGCCGCCGTAAAGCCACCGCCGTTGCCGCTCAACTGCGGGTCGCGGCTCCAGTTCGCCAGGGTGGGGAGCATCAGCAACAGGGCCTGGGCATGGCTGCCCCGCTGCCGTCGCAACGCCTGCTCAATCGAGAGACCTTCGCCGAAGCGGGTGGTGACCTCCTCCCGCAGCAGCTCGGTGTCGTACTCGATCACGTCCGCCTTCCTGACCGGAAGCGAGCCGTCCTCAGGGAGGGCATCGGCGGCCACGGCCTTGCGACGGGTCTCGACCGGCGCCTGCAGCTGCTCAGGGCCCAGCCCCGCCAGCTCGGTGTCGATGGCGGCGATGGCATCGAGCTCGCGGCGGGCTGTGGGGATGGCATCGGGGTAGAGCTGCTCGAGATCCGCCATGGCGTCGTTGATGGCACGAATCGCGGCCATCAGGGCCGGAATCGAGAGGGCGACGCGAATCCCCTCCAGGTCAGCAGCCCGCCAGCGGTAGGGCGAGTCGGTGGGGGTATGGCTCATGTGGCTGCAGGCGCGGCTGACTCCTCTTGCCTCAGGGGCAGCGGCGCTGAGCTCTCAGCAACCCTGGGTTCCGAGGCCTGGCCCCCCCCGGCCTTGGTGGCCGGGCTGTCATCAAGGGTCGGGCTGCTGATCGCATTGGCCGTGGCCAGGGCCAGCTGGTGCCGCAGCTCCTCCCGGCTGATCACGCCTTTGTCGTAGAGCTCGATCCATTCCTTCACCTGGGGTTGCGGCTGGATCGGCGGGGTGAGCGGGCTCACCGTCACCTGCAGACCAGCCCCCAGGTCGAGCGGCTCACCAGTAAGTGCCGTCCAGTGCTGCAGGAGGGTGGAGAACAGCGAGGCCTTCTGGATCGCCATGGCCTGCAGCAGCGCATAGCTCTGGGAGGCGGTGAGGCTGATCTCCATCTCGGTGCGGGCAGCACCACGGTTCTGAGAGGGGATCAGGGCATCGCGACGCATGGTGTCGTCGAGGATCTGCAGCCAGGCCCGGTGCTCCGCCAACGAGCGTGCGCGGATCTCCACGAACTCAAAGGAGGCGTCCGAGGGAAGGTCCATGCAGGTATTGGGTCCCAGCACCACCGGGCCGGCCTGGCTGTTGCCCATGGCGTCCACCATTCCCTTGCGCACCCCCACCGGCAGGGCCGTACGGCTCAGCAGCTCCTCGTATTCGCTCTTGCAGCGGAAGTGGTTGAGGTACTGATGGGCCAGGCCCAGGTGGGGCAAGTCCCCCTCCCCGAAGGCTGAGCCATCGGAGGTGTACCAGCAGGCAGGCAGCCGGTGGATGCCCTCGTAGGTGGTCACCACTGGCTCATCGCAGCGCCAACCGCTGCTGGCCTGCGGGTCGGCGCAGACCGGATGGTGGGCGAGCTGAAGGCCGGTGACGGCCCCGCCCCTGGCGGTCCCACCTTTGGTGGTGTCGCCGGTAGTGAGCAGCTGCAGGCTGCGGTAGTGCCAGCGATCGGGAGCGTCGGCATCGCCCAGCAGGGCGTTGATCTGCTCGGTCACAGCCCCTTCAGTGCCGGGATCCTCGGTGCTGATGGGGCGGTTCAGCGGTTCCCGCCAGACGATTCGGCCCGGCAGGCCGTAGGACACCGGCAGCTCCCAGTTCAGGCAGTTCGAGCGGGGAACCAGCTGCAGCCGGGGCAGGGACAGTCGATCACCGCGGCGCAGAGCATCCTGCCGGTCTCCCTCGCTGGGCCAGCTGTGCTCGGGGGGGAGCACCAGTACCAGGGCGGCGCCGTCGCGCAGCACCAGCAGGTCGGCAGCGGCCAGGAAGACGCCCAGGTCGGTGCCTCGGCCGTCGACGTCGGTGAGCACTGAGCTCAGGCTGGCCGGCAGGCTGATCCAGCTCCCGCGGCTGAGCATGCCGGCGTAGGTGCGCAGGGCATCGCGGAAGAAGCCAGAGGGCCTGGCTGCGTCGAGGCGTTTGCGGTAAGCGGTGTCTGGTTCCCGCTCGCCCTTGGGGAGGTAGTGCTCCTTGCGGCTGCTCCCGTCTGGGGCGGCGAGCAGGGCCCAGCAGTCGGAGGTGATCTGCAGCGAGGGCTGCAGGGCGGTCAGGCTGGGGTGTGGGATCCAGAGAGCTCTGGCTGGCTCGCAGGAGGCTGGAGACACGTATATCCAATCGTACTGATGGCTATTGCCGATCGAGATTCAGGTTGGAGCAACAAGAAAAGCCATCCACCGTCATTTACACCTCATACAGACTCAACCGCAGAAAGCCAGCGATAGCAATCTTGTCAGACTCAATAAACCCATCTGGAGTTTACAAGAATCCACGCCTGCACAACCATTGACCGATCCGCTTGAGTTGCTTTAATGCTGGTTTAAGGTGAGCATTTTGCCAGAATAAGCCAGTTGTCGAGTGCTTGGAAGGAAGGCTTATGTAGCAAACAATTGTCTCGCACAACGCAAGATGGCAGTATTTCTAAAGTTAAGGGTTGGATATTCGAACTGCGAAGATCCAATGCGCCTCTGCTGCAGGATCCACTGTGCATCTGACTCCGATACGATGGACTGGATTAGGCTATAAGCTTCATCGCAGATCCTGTCCAGGCTAACCACCGGAGAGCGACGCAGAAGGTCCACTAGTATTGGGGGGTTAAGTGGAGCAATATCAGTTAGTTGGTTCCAGATGGCAATGCCAAAACCAGCCCAGGACAATAGCCCATAATGAACAGCGACTTGATTAATTGGCCGCTTAAATGATCTAGACAGGATTGAATCAATACTGCTAGCGGGCAGGTTTCTGAATCGAATAATTTGATCGACTCCCTCAAGCAGCCTTGTCTCTGTCCTATGAACCATTCGCGCCCCTTCAGGCATTAGCGACGCCTTGGCTTCAATGACAAGAGCTATATTTTGGATAGGGTCATAGACAGCAATATCAATTTCCCCACCCGACCAACGGATATTTGTTTCCAGCCTGTAGTCCGTGAGCTGCTCGAAATAGCCTTTAGCGAGACTGATAAGCCTTGGCTCTAGATGTCCCGAAATAAGATTATCGAACTTCTCTTGATCTCGATGCAGGCTCGTATATAGCACATTTCGGAATGACATCGAGTGTCGAATGGCAAGGGGTGCGAAGGAGACGTAGCCTCCAATTTCAACAAAGGGCGGACAATAGCCTTCCCCTCTTCCCCAGTCGCGGTTAGGAGATGCAGAGAATAACTCGAAGATCCCGGAAACTTGATTTGGGTCTAGCCCACTACATTGTCTTAGCATATCGAGAAGTGCTGTCTTTTGGAGACATGGTGCAATCCATTCGCGAAATTCGGCGCCAGTCTCTGAATTCTCTCCATAATCGGGGTCAGCAGCCGACCTGCGAAGCATTGCGTCAGCGATTGAGATATGCAGTTGCGATACTGCCAAGCATGCGCCAACAAACTTTCGGAACAGAGCTTCATCGAACCCATATATAGCCATCATGGATTGACTCGATAATGGTACAATCTCATAAACGCGGTCTTCGTACCAGCAGGCGAAACTACGAAGTATTTCCATGTAGCCCGTGTCTAGGCTCGGCAGAATATGTGTCTGCCGATCAAACCAGTCACTGTTGACATCAGGGTGTGCAACTATAAACGGAACGGCAAGACTGCTGATGACAATGTCACATTCTTCAATGGATCTAATGGCTTGAGTAGAATGCTCAAGAATTAGTCTTCCATTTTCTATTAGTGACCGGAAAATGCCCCTATGAACAAAGGGTGCAATTGAGCAGAAATCGGCATACGCTATTAGCGATTGAGCTGATCTTGCCTGTTCGCCAGGCTGGCCCCAAGCCGACAAAGCCGCATCTGCTGCCTCAATGGGGCCCTGATCTGTGATTAGACTTATCAGCGGAACTAAATAGCCGAGCCTCTGCGAATAACCCGTGCGATCAACCTCTCGTATTGGCACTCCTTCTGTAGTGTCGACAGCTGCTGCATATGATGTTGCCGCGAGAAGGGCATGCGTATTTCTCAATGTCTTGCCCTCCAGAAGACTCTTCATCTCTAAGTCAACGGATTGCTCGAATTGAGTAAAATGTGGTGACGCCGGCATGGATAAGGCCCCATGGGTTCGGCAATGATAGCTACTTGCAGAGCAATGGAAGGAATTAGAGGAAGGAAATTGGTTAATCACGAAGGCTATTGTGGCAATCGCAACTACTGGCAGGCTCTGTCCGTTCTTCACTGAACGTAATTGGTGTGCCGCTATCAGTATTCGTCTATTAACTCCTTGACTACCCGCTGACTGCAGGCCTCCGCAATCTCCCGCCACCTCTCCGCACTGACCCCCAGCCGTACAGGAACTTCCAATGTTGCCGTCCCCATTCTCAGCAACTTCTGCCCCCGCGCATACAGCTCCCTCCAGCTGGCCGGCACCTTGATCAGAAATCCCTTGTCGCGGAGGTAGTGATACACCTCCCCGTTGGCGTAGGTGCGGGCATAGGGCCGGAACGATCCACGCTCCGGTGAGAAACGCCGAGCGGCCTGGAGAATGCCGAGCATGGCGATCTGCTCCAGGTCTTCTTTGGGGTGGCCAGTGCGGCGGGAGATGTTGCCGGCCACGGTGGCAGCGATGTCGCGGTGCTCCAGGGCCAGAGCATTGGCGGCGGCATGGGGGTTCACCGGTCGATGCCGACGCGGCTTGGCCGGGTAGGCGATCACCAGCTGAACGGCATCGCCCTGGTGGTGGAGTCGTGATTGCCGGCGAGAACCAACCCCGCCGCGCTGAGCTCGGCGAGGCCGCGGCAGACACGTCGCCACCACTGGCGGCCGCAGTGGCAGAACCAGCTGGCCTGCTGCGGCTGCGGCTGCGGCTGCGCGGCAGGCGGGCGTGCGCAGGGGCCGGGCGATGGCGTCGGTCATGGCTTAGCGGCTGAACACCATCGGCACCGGCGAGCTGCTATAACCCCGACCCCGCCAGAACTGCGCCTCGATCCAGAGCACCCCCTGGCAGAAGGCATCCACCTGGTCGTCCACTCCTCCCCGGGGCGAGAAAGTCAGCAGCTCCTCGATCAACGAGTCTGCCTTGCGGGCAAAGCGCACCTGGCCCGCCTCCACAAGGGGAGCCACGGCATGGGCACGGGAGGCCTTGCTGCCCTTGGGCGGGATGGCGATCAGGCCCGGCACTTGGCGCTTGAGCAGCTGGCAGACGGCCGGGCCGTTGGCGGCGTCCTCGATCAGCACCGCGTGGGGCCGCAGGCCCTGGCGCTCCAGCGAGGCCAACGAGGCCAACAGGAACTTGATCACCCCCGGCAGGTCCAGCTGCTGTCGATGGGACCAGAGCGCCTCGATCTGTAGCTCCGCCCATGGGTCTGGGCCGCCAGAAGGGGGGTGAGTTGCGTTCACACCCTTGCTCGCTCCTTGGGCTCCGGCCGCGCTGGCAGCCAGCGCAAGACCCTGGCGCCGCGCATCGACGGCCGGGTGACGCTGCGGCTCCAGAAGACCCAGCAGGGCAAAGCCGCAGGCGTCGTTCTCCTTGCCGTCCTTGAAGCTCAGGTCGCAGCTCAGCACCAACGGTGCGTAGCGGCGCGGCTGGCCCAGGGCGATCGGCAGTGGCGGCTGGATCCAGTCCTTGCGGAACAGCAGACCCTCCGCCGGGCTGGGCCTCTGTTGGTAGAGGGCGTTCCACCAGTAGGAGCCCAGGCGGGTGCGGATGCGCTGCAGCACAACCAGCGGCACCCGCTCGGGGCAGAGGGGTTCACCGGGTTGGCGCCAGTCGGCCACTTTCGTGCAGGTATGCGGAATCTGCATAGAAATTGCCTCGGGCTCGGCGATGGCCGGCAGGTTCAGCACCGTCCAGTGCTCCGGGTTCTCTTCTGCCTCCTGCTCGAGTAGCCAGGCGGTCATGTCGTGGTGGTCCCAGCGGGTCTGCACCACCACCTGCGCTGCCGGCAGCAGCGCCCCCTTTGCTGTGAGGCCGGGTTCGGCGCGGGTGAACCAGACGCTCTTGAGCCAGTCGATCAGTCGCTCCCGCTGCAGCGCCGACTTGGCATCCTCAGGACCCTTGTAGGGGTCATCGATGATGCCGAGGTTGTAGCCCTTGCCCGTGAACGGCCCCCTCACGCCGGCGGCGATGCAGCCGCCTCGCTGGGGGGTAAGCCAGTTGCCCACCGCCGCAGAGTCCTTGGAGAGGGCGTGGCCGGTGAGGCGGTAGTAGTGGCGAGCCTCCCGGCTGTGGGCGTAGGCAAGCTCACCGGAGTAGCTGGCGATGGCGCAGAACAGCTCCGGATGCCGACTCACCCAGTAGGCCGGGAACAGGCGCGACACCAGCTGGCTTTTTCCATGGCGGGGCGGACAGCAGACGATCAGGCGCGTCAGCTGCCCGTCGGCCACTTGCTGCAGAAGGTCGATCAGCAGCTCAGAGAGCCGGTGGAACTGGAACGAGGGGAAGGCGCTGCGGATGAAGTCGCGGAACAGCTGGCCTTGGCGGGTCGTTGTCGCCCGGTCGGGATCGGGAACGCCCAGCAGACCCCAGTCGGCCCAGAGGTCGGTGGCGGGGTCCAGCAGCAGCCCGCCATCAGTCGGGACGTTCGCTGTCGGCCGCAGGGTGGAGGCAACGCGACCCATCAGCTCTTCGCCTCGGGGGGCTTGATCGGGGCCCGCAGCAGCCCGCCGATCTCAGCGATCACCCGGAACGCGCCGACGGCGGCATTGAACTGGCCTGCATCCATCGCCCGCCGGGCGCAGTCATTGAGGGCAAAGATCTGCTCGGCCTGGTGGCGGCGCCGGTCAGAGATCAGCTCCTCCACCATCCGCTGACGCGCCAGGGCCAGGTAGCGGCTGATCGTTTTGATGTTGGTGATTCCCCAGTTCTGGGCTGCTTTTTCCCTGATCTGCGCCAACGGCAGCCGCTGGGCAATCCACAGCTGCGCCTCAGCGATGCGTGTCTCCACCTCCATGTGGGTGGCTCGGGGCTTGTGGGTCTGGCTTCGGCGCCCCCGCGGTGGGTTGCCCTTCCCCACTGGCCTGCTGGGATCGGCAGCCGGCCAGACGGGCTGTCCATCGTCGTCCTGCTGGGGTGGCGCCTGGCGCAGCTCGTCCAGCAACGCCTGGTCGGCATCCAGGGTCTGGGGTTCGCCGCTGCCAGCTGGCCTGGCTGGGGCCCGGCGGCTCACAGCAGTCCCTCACGCAGGATCAGCCGCACATAGGCGGCCCACTGCTCGGGGGTGAGCACCACCCGCCAGGTGCCGCCGCGGAAGCGCACCAACGTCGCCGCGAACGGCACAGCGGCGTGCTCGGCCTGCAGGGCGGCCTCGTCTGGTTTGAGGCGCGCTGCGGCAGCAGTGTTGGCCCAGCTGGCGACCTGAATCACATGGGCTGGCACGCCATCGAGGTCGCCGGTGTCACCGCCGGCCGTGGTGGTGCGGCCGGCGCCGAGCTTGCGGCGCACTACCAGACCCAGCAGATCGCTCAGCAGCTGGGCCGCTTCCCGCTCGGCCGCATCCCCCTTGCGCTTCTGGGGATTGGCCATGGTTCAGCTCCGGCCCGGCTTGATCGTCCAGAACGCCTTGCCCTGCTTCTCCGTGGCAGTGCCGGTGGCGACCGCCAGCCGCTGGGCCTCCTTGAGGGCCTGCTCCTGCTGTTGCAGCGGCTCGGGGTAGGCGTAGCTGGTGCGCCCGGCCGACCAGCAGAAGCTGCAGCCGTTGTGGGAGAAGGAGGCATCCAGCTCGCCGGCCTCCAGGGCCCCGCTGAGCTGCTCCAGCAGCGGGGAGAGCTCGGCCTCGATCACCTTCTGCTGCAGCTTGAGGACCGTGATGCGATCGAGCAGCGCGTCGAGCGCGGCGCCCGCCAGGGGGGCAGCCAGAGGAGCAGCGCTCGCGGTGGTGGCAGCCATCAGCAGAGCCAGCGAAGGAGCAAAAAGGCGCAGGCAAGCGACCTGCAACAAACCATAGCGGCTCGATAGTCCGAGCACATGGGTTCGGACAGTGGATCACCACGGCCGGAACCTGCTCACGTAGCCCGCCCACGCCGCTGCCCAGGCCGCCAGGCATTCCTCGCGGGAATAGAGCGGCGAGATGCGGGTCTCCCCAGGCCGGGCCCAGATCGTCTGGCCGGCGTCGTAATGCACGCCCCAGGTGGCCTCCAGTGCCATGTAGCCGCCCAGTTGGGCGCGGGTGCAGTAGCTGCCCGAGCCGGGCCGCGAGAGGGTCTTGAGGTCGGCGAGCACTCGCAGGCCGCCGGCGTGCTGGATGTAGCCGGTGTCGTAGGTGCCGGCCAGGTTGCGGACCATGCAGCAGGTAGGGCGCTCGGAGGCGATCACCGTCACCTGCTGCCAGTGGTGGTGGGCCAGCAGCGGCTCGATCCAGTCCCGGTAGTCGCCCGAGCGCAGGTTCTCCAGCTGGCGGTTTGCCTTCTGGCGGTGCTGGTGCAGGGGATGGAAGCGGCTGTGCAGCAGCGCCTCCAGCGCCAGGTGCACGGTGTGGCCCCTCGGCTCCCAGAGGTGGCGGGTGGCCTCGATGCGGGCCATCGCCCAGTCGCTCTTGGCTGAGCCGACCACGCCGGTGACGGACACGGCGAACAGGTGCTCCCCCAGCCAGTAGCGGTGCTCCGGGTCAGTACGCCGCAGGCCTGGGATCGGCCTGAGCCAGGGACCAGCCGAGATGGTGAGCGGACTGGCTGTCGTGTGCTGCACCATCACCAGATCCTCACGTGAAGCACTAAAAACTTGTGATTCTTTAGAACCCGTTGCGGCGCAGTGGATCTGAGAGGATCCAGGACGAGTGAAACTTTGTGATTCTTGTGAAACCGCTGCGCCGCAAGGGTTTCACAAGTTTCCAGGTTGTTTCCGCCCGCCGCCGTGCGTGAGAACGCCTGCGCTGGAGAGGGTTTCAAAGTTTCCGAAGTTTCCAGCCCTCTTGGGAGCCGGAGAAATAGGGCGCCAGCGCAGCTGAGGGGCAGGCAGGGCCTCAAAGAATCCCAAGTTTCCAGGTTGTTTCCAGCGGCCATGAAGCGCCAGAACGCTTGCGCTGGAAGGGCTCCACAAGAATCCGAAGTTTCCATCCCTAGAGTTCGAACTCACGTGCCAGCCATTCCGCACCGGCTGCACTGAGGCCATAGCGCAGGTAGTAGCTCTGACTGCCGGTTGAGACGCGGGTGGTTGTCACCAGGCCGTCGAGCTTCCCGAGAAACCGACCAAGGGTCTTGTAGGCGCTCAGGGCCTCTGCTTCGAGATCTCTCATCAGCCGTGCTTCCGCCGGCGCCAGGTCAATGGCCTGCAGCAGCTCCAGCAGGCCCACCCCGGCCAGACCGTTGGTGTGCAGGGCCTGGAGATAACGCAGGGCCTCCTTCTGCTTCTCGCTGGCCTTGCGCACCCGCTGGGCGGCGCGATCGAGATCGCTCTCCTGCTCCTGCTGCTCCTGCAGGTCGTCGTAGGTGCCCAGCCGGGCAAAGGACCCGGTGTTGCCGTCGATCGCCACCACCAGATCCGCGGGTGGGCCGGAGCGGGCTTCGCGCACCAGGCGGCGCTGGGGTGAATCCTTGATCAGCCGGTTGCCCTTGGCCAGGTAGTGGAGGGTCAGGATCGTGTTGGCGGCCCCGGCGATGGCGTTGTGGCCCGAGAGGGCCTCGGTGCCGGTGGTGTCGTTGGCCTTATTGCAGTGGTGGATCAGCAGCAGCGTGCCGCCGGCATCGGTGATCTGGTGCTTGAGGTCGTAGACCAGCGACCCCATCTCCGGGTCGTTCTCGCCAAAGCAGCAGCTGCGAGTGATCGAGCGCAGTGAATCGAGGATCACCACCGCGCCAGGGTGTTCGCCCAGGCAGGCCAGCAGGGCATCGAGGTTGGCCTCGGTGGCCCGGAAGCGGCGCGACCAGAGCAGCAAGGGGTGATCCCAGATCCCCAGTTGCTGCAGCATCTGGGCGGTGTCGCCATCGCCCTGGTCATCGGTCACCAGGATCACCGGCCGCGGTTCCTCCGGCGCCCCGAACCCGAGAAAGTCCTCGGCGCAGAGCAGGCAGCGAGCCAGGGCATGCACCAGCCGCGTCTTGCCCACCTTGGCCCGGCCGCCCACGATCGAGAGGTCGCGGCGGGGAATGCAGCCGGGGATCTCCCAGGCCACCACCGGTTGCGGCATCGCCAGGCGTTCAGCCTGATCGAGACCGCGAAAGCGGTTGCCGTTGCGCAGGTCGTGTGCCTCAAGGATCAGCTGGCCGATCTCCTGCAGCCGCAGGGCGGTCTTGAGTTGCAGGGCTGAATGGGCCTCGCGCACGCGGGCCGAGCGGCGCAGGCTGTTGCGCTCGCGGCCCACCAGGGATCGGATGCAGTGCTCCAAGGCGTTCAGGCGGCGGTTAATCGGTAGGTGCACCTTTCCCCAGCGCACCCGGGTGTCGGGCCTGGGGGAGAAACGCTGCGGGCCAGGCCCGGAACCCTTGGTGCCCTTGGCATTGCTGGTGCGGTCGCTGCCCTTGCCACCCGGATGGCGCCCGCCGGTGTCGCCCTGGCTTCGGCGGCTGCCTGTGGTCTGCGCTCCAGGTGGCCTGGGGGTGTGAGACGGCTCCGGTGGCAACCAGCCGTGCTGACGTGCATGGAACCAGAAGGTGGCGGCGCTGATCTGCTCGCCGCCGGAGCTGGCCACCTGGCGGATGTCCCAGCCGCAGCTGGCGGAAGGGCTGTGGGCCTCCATCAGGGCGATCGCCAGCTCACGGTCGTGGCCGGCCTGCTCGCAGGCCTGGATCAACCCCCAGAGGAGGTTGCGGTAATCGGCGTAGGTGTTGCTGCCGGCCACGCGGCGGGGGATGGCGGCCAGGGCACTGCGGATCTGCTCCAGCGGCCTTGGCGGCCCGAAGTCCTCGTCGCCAAGCTCGGGCAGTGGAATCCCAGTGCCTGGACCCTCGCTGGCCTCCTCCAGGGGGATGGCGTGCTGCCGCGCCGGGCCTGCAACGGGTTCGGCGAACTCATCGGGCAGCAGGGCCAGGGCGATGTCACCCGGCGTGTAGCGCTGGCCGCTCACGTGCACCAGCTCCACCAGAGCGGTGGGCTGCCCGCTGGCATCCACGTACCAGCAGCCCGGCAGCCGCATCACCCTCGAGGCGTCCTTGCAGTGGGGATCACCGCCGGCGTAGGCGATCAGCTCCGCCGGCGTAGGCGATCAGCTCCGCCTGCAGCGGCGCCCACTCCTTTGGCGGGATGGGCTGCTCCAGCAGCCAGTAGCAATGGGCTGACTTGCCGCCGCTGAGCACGATCAGCGAAGGCTCCGGCAGCCCCAGCTCGCGCCAGGCGTTCAGCTGCCAGGCGATCGGCCTGTCGTCCCATTCCACAAAGAACGCCCGGCAGGCCGTGATTTCGCTCTTGCGGTCGCCGCCGTCGTTGATCACCAGGTAGATGCCGCGGCCTTCCCGCTGCCACTGCTCCGCCACCGCCAGCTCGAAGGGCCCTTTTCGGGCACCGATCACCGCCTTGGCGGGGTTGGCGCGGTGGGGGAAGGCACGCAGCCGGGCGCTGGCAGGGTCCTTGCCCAGCAGGGAGAGGAACTGCTGGGCGGCAGCGCGGTCGATGCAGGCCTGAGCCGGGGCAGCGGCCGCTTCAGCGCTGGCCATCGAGCCCCTGGCGCTGGCGGGGCTTGCTGGCGAGCTGCTCGCGTTCCATCGCCTCGGCCACGATCAGCCTGATCACCGAGGAACGCGAGAGCACACCGCCCCGGGTGCGCGCATCCAGCCAGTCCCGCTGCTCAAGCGTGAACTGCACGGAGAGCGGGGTCATCATCGAGGGCATGGAAACCTCGGCATGGCGAATCAGCTTATTCATGCTGGCACAGACTCGCTAAGCTGATCCGGTTGGCGAATAGGGCATGGTCGACAGCGCAGCGGCGGATCGGGCAGCGGAGAAGGTCCGCAAGCTGGTGGCCATGAGCGCCTCACCCCACCTGGAGGAGGCGCGCACCAGCGCTTTCCTGGCCTGTCGCCTGATCCGCGAGCACGGCCTGCAGGTCAGCGGGCACCCTCCCTCTGCAGCGTCCGCGCCAGGAGTGCCGACGGCAGGGGTGCCCCACAGGCAGCCCACAGCCGACCCCCATGGCTTTTGCCGCATCCGCGTCCGCCATCCCGGCCATTGCCGCTGTTGCGGCAAACCGATTACCCCAGGGGAGTGGGCGTTGTGGTGCCGTGGCAATGGCTTGCGTCACCCGCTCTGCACCCCCTGAGCCGCTGTTGCGCCGCCGAGATCCAGCAGGCTTTACAAGCGCTGCTGGCCGGAGAGGCCTTCCTGGCGGACGGGCCCTGGAGTGAGATCTGGTGGGGACGGATGCGGCTCGATCTGGCCAGCGGCTGGCAGCTGGAGATCGCGATCGAGCGTGACCAGCTCGGCGCGCTGCTCTGGGCGCAGGCGCCAGGCGGCCGTGATTGGGTCTACGGCTGCCAACGCGACGACTGGACCCTGGGGCCCGACAGCCGCATCGTCGAGCCCGTGGCGTTGCTGGAGCCGGAACAGCGCCAGCAGCTGGAGCGGCTGCTGCGCGAGGCCATTTGCTGGCCTACGCCGGTGGTCACCTGCGGTTGGGTGGTGCCGATGGGCAAGGTGAAACCGTCGCCATACGCCCGGCGTGGAGGGCGGCGCCAAGCCCATCGCCCCGTCACCAGCGCTGGTCGAGGCAAGTCAGGCCGACCGTCCAGGACAGGGTCGCCAGCGCCCACACCGCTCTGA